ATTTTTCAATTTCAGAGAAAAACATTTCTTCTGATATTGATTTAACTATTTTCTTTGGAGATGCAGTTTCAGTTGATAATTCTTCTTCTTCAACTTCTTCTGCTTCTGTTTCTGCTGGTGCTTCTTCTTCTGCACTTGCTTCTTTTACTTCTCCAATGATACCTTCCTCTGAAACAATAATAGTTTTACCTTCTGCTTCATACTCTCCAACTGGTACTGCAACTCTTTCTTCATCTGCAACAACGAATACTTCTGCACCAGCTTCAAATACTTCTGCTTCTAAAATAGCACCATTATCTAGTTTCATTTGCTCTAGCTTCACTTGTATTCCAAGTAAAACTCTTGCTTTGTTTAATAATGTTTTTTCTGCGTTCATATATTTAGTTAATTATATTGTGTTTTGGTTATATTAAAAAGGAAAATTTTGTTGTATTTGTTTCAAGGAATTATTAGCAAATGCAACTATACTTCGAACGTATCCAGCTTCTGTGTTTATACCTAAATCTTCAAGTTTTTTTATAGTTTCCTTACCTTCTTTTGAAATTTTAGTTGATAAAGTTCTTCCTTTTGCTTTTAATTTACTTAATTTCTTTACTAATGGTCCAGCAGCATCCATTATTTTACTTAATTCTTTAAAATCTCTTTCAATATCATCAATAGCACCCAACTCAACTTTCTGCGTTGCCAACTCTACCTTCTCTGCTTGTGCTAGTTTTTTAAAAACTCTATTCTGTGTATTCATATTTATATAATAAAATTTAAGATTAATTTTGTATTTTCAGTTTTCTATTCTTCTTCTTCTGTTGCACTTATCCTTCCTATGCCTTGTTTCCAATACTCTGGAGTCTTACAACTTTTATCAGTAGTATTCTTACACTCTATTGAGTAGGTGTTTTTACATTTACAATATACTGCTCTCATTATGATAATAGTTTTTTAAGTTCTGCTAACTGCTTTTCTTCTAAATCTTCTTTTAACTCTTCGTTTGGTCTTTCCATTTTATCTGCAAAGTAACCCTCTATTGAAAAACCTTTTACTTTACCAGTCTTTACATAGTCATTCCAAATTTCATCATTGTTTACTTTAACACTACCCATCCAAGTACCAACTGGTACATCTAAATTATATAAAGCACTTTTATCTTTTTGTTTATCTTCTACTATCCAACTTTCAACAAGTGTTAAACCTTGTAATTCTGAATTGTGTTCTAGTGTTGAATTAGATTGGTTGCCATTCATTAAATACATTTGAGACGCTTTCTCAACAGTCTTTTCAGAAAAGAAAATATAGTACTCATCTTCTCCAGACTTTCTGTAAATAGGTTTCTTTGGTATAAGTAAAGCACCCATTAACAAACGTTTCTCTTTGTCTATTTCAGCAAGTTTAATTTCTTGTTTATTAAGTGCAACAAAATCAGATTCAATTGCTGGATTCTCAACAACAGAAATAGCTTCTACTCCTATTGCTTCATCATCATCTAAAATAAGTTCTATTATTTTCATAATTATATAATATTTTTTTAGTGTTATTTTATATTTTTAACCTCCTATACTTGCATCTTCAATTATATTCCTATCTAATTCTTGTGCAGTTGATACTTCACTTGAAACTACAAATGCTTGTATTGGTTGTTGTGATTGCCCACCAATAGCTGATGCTAATTGATTAGTACCACTTGCACCAACTATATTAAATGCTGGAGGAATACTAGCTGCTACTGTTGGAGGTGTAGCAATTTTTGGACTGGTTTCTGAAACACCTAACTTTGACGTAGCTTGTTTAGATGCTTTCATCGCTCCCCTTATAGCTGATACAATACCTACCGCTTGTGCTGCATATCCTAGTATTAAAGGAATGTTAGCTGGGAAAGGTGCTGCTGCTGCTGCTTTAGCCGCTCCAGAAGAAACATCTACTCCAGCTTCTGCTGATTTTACAACAGTTTTAGTTGCTGATTGTTTAGCGGAAAACAAAGTACCTTTCATCTCCATTATCATCTCTCTTGCTTGTAATAATTGTTTTGCTATAAGAATTGCTTTTCCTAGTCTTGATTCAGCACCAGCTATTGTAATTGCATCTTGAAATGCTTTTTCTTTTGCAACAGTTTTTTCTTGTTCTAATTGTATTTCTCTCTGTGCCCTTAATTCATCATCTTTTAATTTTTGGTCTTTTCTTTGTTTCTCTTGTAAATCTTTTTCTTTTTGTTTTTCCTCTTTTAGTTTATCTTCTTCTTCCTTTCTTGCTTTTTCCTCATCATCAATAGCTTTTAGTCTTGCAACTTCTTCTCTTTTTGCTGCAACAATTTGACTTGTAACTAATTTTTGTTTAGTTAGTCTAGCAGTTTCTAAATCAATTAATTTAGCTTTTAAATTAGCTTCATCATCTAAATCTTGTTTTGTTGATTTTGATAAAGCATTTTCAGCAACTTTAGCTTCAAATCTTAATCTTGCTGATTCTATTTCTTTTCTAGTAATTTCTTCTTCTATTTTACCAGCTTCTTCTAAAAAATTTATCCTTTCTTGTGCAGTAAACTTTTCTTTATTTGCTGCTTTATCAAGTAATTCAGCTCTATCTCTATTTGCTTTTGCTCTTTCTATTATTAAACCTCTTTCTAATTTATCTGCCTTTGCTCTTTGGTCTGCTATTTGTCCAGCAATTTTTGCTTCTTCTTTTAATTCTTTTACAAATCCTTTAGTAGCTTCTGTAACTTTATCAATACTATTTTTTACACCAGTTAAAGAATCAACATAAGAACTACCAGCTTTTTTAGCATCCTCTAAAGCACCTTTAAAATCTCCACTAAATACCTTTTTAAATGCACTACCTAAAAACCCAAGTGTATCAATAATAGCATTAAATCTATTTGTAATATTTTCTACAATTAAATTTTTAAAATCTATTAGTGCTTGTTTAGGATTTGTAAAAGCATTAATTATACCTTCTCCTAAATTAGCTAATATATCAACAAGATTACCAGTTACAGAGCCAATAACACCCATTAATTTAGCAAACTTATTTTGTCCTTCTTCAGAGCTTGTAAAAGCAGTTCTTAAAGCAACAAGACCAATTACTAACGCACCTATTCCAGTTCCAATAATAGCAACTTTTAAACTTTTAAACCCAGTAGTTAATCCCTTAATAGATTTTCCAAAGTTTTTTATTTTAGAAACTGCACCACCACTAAAACCATCTAATGTGCTTGTTGCATCTTCTAAAGATTTATTGGTTTCTTTTACTTCTTTACTTGTATTTTTAAGCTCCTTATTTAGCTTTTCAACTTCTTTAATACCTTTATTAGATTTTACCTCTAAATCTACTACTATTTTCTTGCCCATTTTATTTCTTGTTTTTGTCTTTTAAATACTTCTTTAAAACTATCTGGAAACTTATTTTTTCCTTTTGCTAATTGTACAATCTCTGCATTACAATCTGTATCTTTCAACAATTCTAATATTTCTTTTATCATAATATTAAGGTGGTGGTCCGTTTAAAGTGGTTACTACTAATGCGCCAGATGGTGTTGATTCATTTAATAAAATATCATAAGCAACTACTGTTATTGAATATGATGTTGCTGGACTTAATCCAGTAATGTCATCTGAATAAGTTGTTTGTAAAGGTTGTGCCATTGACCCACCAACTGCTACACCATTTGCATAAACAACATAATAAGACATTGTAATATTATCTGGAGATGTGCTTGGATTCCAAGTAATAGTGAATGATGTACTTGTTATATTTGATGCAACTAATCCAGTGACTTGTGTTGGAGTATTACCACTTGATGTTAATATTGATGTAACGTCATTTAATAATTCAAAGTCTGATTTACCAGTTTTTAAATTAGTTTTTATTGAGTTTATTTTATAAGCATTTTCTCCAAATTTGACTAAATCATTCAGCTTTAAATTATAATAAAGACCGAATGGTAAATAAGCACTTACTTTTGTTATTCTTCTTCTTATGTTAAAAACATCTTGAATATAAGTCTTGTAATTAGTTTCAAATAAACTATCTGTAAAAGCTAAAGGGTCTACTGCTGGTTGATTTGCTTGATACTCGTTTATCTCATTACCAAAATGTATATTTGATTTACTTGCAGTTGATGTCAAAGCTAAAGCATTTGATGGAATATAGTAATCTGTAATATCTTCAACACTACTTGTTTCTGTATCTCTTATTCTTATACTTGTGTCATTTGATAGTCTTATAGAATAAAATAATAATGGAGAGCCAAAATAAGGCTCTTGATTATCGTCTACAAAGTAACCCCATTGAACATCTGTTGCACTACCACCATCTACATCGTAAAGTCTTTCGTATTGTAAATGCTCAAAAGGTAATTCTAGTTTATAAGATTTACTTGGTGCATCAAATATATCTGAATTTAAACTATAAGATAAAGACCCCCATTTTTGATTGTTTAACTGTTCAAATTGTTTAGCTAAAAAAGTTCCTAAACCTTTGTATGTAAAATCAATGTGTTTAAAAGGTAATGCTACATCAACAGTTGAATTTTCTGTATCTATGTATTTAGTTATATCAATTGGTGTTGTTGAGCCAGATGCATAATAACTATCTAAAGTCTTTACAACAATAACTCCATCATTATCTACATAAGCAGTTAGATTAAACATTTTAAAAAGACCAGTTAAAAAATCTATAATAGTCATTTTAGGCATCTGCTCTTGAATATTAAATTCAGTAAATGCAGTTGTAGCAAATGGAGATGCATTTGAATAAACCATTTGTCCATTTTGTCCAAAACCTAAACCTCCTTGTGTCCAACTTACAGTCCATTGAATACTACCAGCTGCAAACGTCATATTTGTTGATGATGCAATTTGTATTGTGTATGTACTATTATTAAAAGGTACTATTATTAATTGCTTTGCTCCAGTACCAGTTGTTTCTCCTACTATTGTTGAGCCATCTCTGATAACTCTAATTGTATATGCATCTGTTGTATTTGGAGGTGTTACATTTAGATTTAAAAAAGATATACTATAAGGAGATTGAGCAGTTAATGCTAAAACACCATTTAAAACATTTGATGTTGATGGCTGACAATTCGTAGTTGGCACACAAACAGTTGTTCCTAATTCTGTTACTTGTGTAAAGTTTTGTAATACTTGTGCTGGTGCATCAACGTGACCTTTCTTTCTATGTAACCATAAAAACAAATTATCAAATTCTTCATTTGTTACATCATTAAAAAAGTCATCTGAAAAGGTTAATGTTTGACCACCAATAAAAGATTCTGATTGTATAGCATCAATAATAGCTTGTACTTTAATTGCATACTTAAATTGATTCCATTCAACACCATTTTGATTGTGTGTACCAGTTCCGTGATGTGATATATTTCTTATACCTAAATCTGGATTAGGAGGAAAATTAACGTGGCTAGAACTATCGTAAATTAATCTGTTTGTATGTGTGATTAAAGGCACTATAATATTACCATTCTCTGTAGCAACTTGCATTGCATTTGTAACATTACTAAAATTATAAATTTGATTATAGTCATTTAATTTTTGTAAAGATGATAACTGACTATCAGCAAGAACGTCTTTTAGATTTATAGTGTTTCCGAAAAAAGTAATATTGTATGTGTGAGGTACGTTATTCTTTAACTTAACACCATTTAGTTTTATTAACCCTTCTTTAAAAGAAAGATTGTTTAATTCTAGTGTTGATTGTTTTTTAATTCTTGCATCGTAGCCTTCTTCAATACTAAAATCATAATAGTGTTTAAAGATTTTATTATTTGTTTTTGATGCTGGTATTGCAAACGTTCTTGTAAATTCAGTAAATATTTTACTTATGTCTTTTACGTTTTGAATAGATTGCGTTAATACAACACTTTCATCTTCAAATAAATCTACTCTTTGACCTTCTATGTATAGTTGTATTTTTTGCATTTATCTTATGTCATTTAAAACATTGTAAGAATTATCAAACTCAATTGTGTATTCAACTAACTTATCATTTAAGCTAGTCTTATAAGTAATATCACTTGTCTTTATATTTATTGGTAATACTTTTTCGCTTGTATCTGTTCTGTTTGTTATCCATACTTTTTCTGATAACATTAATTGCTTAAATACTTCATTATAAGATTCACTTAAAAAACCACTACTTAACGTCATTGATTCGTTTGCAGATATATTAAAATCTCTTTTTGTATGTTCGTAGATATTATAATCATCTCCTTGTTGAAGATTTAATATATTTGATTTATAGCTTTCTCTTTTGGTAATCATTTTTTCAACCATCTTTTTAAAGAAATACATATCTTGTAATACACCAAATTTATTAACAAAGGTTATTTTCTTTGGCTCGTATCTACATTCATCAATAGTTTTTACGTTTATAATGTCAAGTGTGCCATCAGTATTTCCAATATGTATAGTATCTACTTTTCCAATACTTAAAGTATTTAGATATTGTGATATACATTTATTGTTTTCAAATTCTCCATTTGTTTTTACAATCCTTGATATAAACGAATCGTAGGCACTTATTCCATTTATACTAATATGTGCTACTTGTTCTGTGGTTAATAAAGAGCCACCAGCATTAGTATAAGTACCAACAATTTCTCCATCTCTTAAAAAAGCAACACTTACTTCTTCTCCAATATAAAGAGGTATTCTATAAATATTATCATCTAACGCAAACACTTCTCTGTTACTCATTAAAATATTCTTTCCAGTATAAGAATAAAAATTACCTTCTTCAAAATAAGAATAACCATCTATTACTAAATCAGTTGATGTTGCTTGTGTTAATTGACCACCATTTGAATCAAAAGATGTTTTTGTCATTCGCACCCACTTACAAGTATGAAATTCATCAGCAGCAAAATAAAATCCAGCAAACTTTATATCTAAATAATCTCTAATCAATTCAGATACTTCAAAAAATATTTTAATATCTCCAGCTATTAATTGTTTCCTTAAAGAATATTGAGGTGTGCCAGTATAACCAGTATTTTTATTCCCAGAATATACTTCAATGTCTAATGTAGCATAAGCTATATTTGCATCTTGTAATCCTACATAGTGTGGACTTCTTGTATTAATTATTGCCATTTGTTGTAAATTTTAGTAGTTCTTCAACATCTAATTGATATGCTTTTATTATGTCTTTGTCTAAATTTTTAAATGCTTTTTGAAATGGCTTTGTAA